TCAATAAAATCAACGGCTTGGTCGTCAACAGTGTTATCCGATTGCTCAGCCAGTTTGCGGAGCATATCAACAATAAGGCGCTTTACTTTGTCGCTGTTAAGAAACGACATAAGAACGGGACGGATAAGTGCAATCATTTTTAAGATGGGGGTGTAGGCCAGGTAATTTCATACGGGAAGCCAGTTTGACTGGGGACATCCCGCAGTGCTTGGCGGTAATCAGTCCAGGCAGCAGCATTTGTGGAATCAGAAAGTTGAGTCCAATCAGTGTCAGCCAGCAGTTTGTTACGTTGTCCACGTACATTACCGCTTGCTTCGTTAACTGGTAGCTCAGTAACGGTCCACTGTTGCTGCCATACATCATCGACTAATGCTGCCGTTGTACCTCTAACTTTGTGAGTGGTAGAATCTGCATTAGGTGGTTCTGTTTCTTGAACCTCAACAACATCATAACTTGTCAAATCAATGTCAGCCATTGATTCTGGGAATGATGTTTGAGGAAAATCTTTGCGAAGGTCAGCTGAGCCATAAGGAAACTTGCTTACCTGACCATTAAAAAGTTTAGCGTACATAGTCATGTTTTATGTGTTAAATCAGGTTAGATCAAACGCCCAAACAGCATCCTGCTCGGTTCCTACTGTAAACATTTTGGTACCATCAGGCTTAAAAAATATATTTCGGGGACTTCCATCATATAGTACTAGACTAAATTCGTCTACAGAGCTTGCCGTGGAAATATCCCAAGCAGAAGACAAGCTGTACGAAGTTACACGATCAACATTGTAATCACAAACGTACATTGTGCTACCGTCATCCTTGAAAAATAATCCAGTTGGCCCGTTATTTGTTGCAAAACTTTGATCGTAACTTGCCGTGGAAATATCCCATGCCGTTGAAAGACTGTATTCATATACCCTATTGGTACCAATGCCAGTTACATACATTTTCGTGCCATCGTCCTTAAAAAATACAGCTGATGGAACTGTGTCTTGAGCACTGACTGAAAAGTTTTGGACATAGCTAGCAGTTGATACATCCCATGCTGTTGACAGGCTGTACTCGTTTACGTCGTCTCCAATGTTACCAAGTATATACATTTTTGTGCCGTCAGGTTTGAAAAACAAACTATATGGCGCTACATCTTGTGCGCTAACTGAAAAGTTTTGTACGTAACTAGCTGTTGATATTTGCCACGCCGTTGAAAGGCTGAATTCGTTTACGTCGTCTCCATTGTTACCAAGTATATACATTTTTGTGCCATCAGGCTTGAAAAATATCCCCGTAGGAGAATTTTCCCGTGTTACAACAGAGTAATAATCAGTGCTTGGATATGTAAAAGATGCTGTTGAAATGTCCCAGGCAGTTGATAGACTATATTGGTACACTGCATCAATAGAACTATCAACCACATAAAACGCACTTCCGTCAGATTTAAATTGCAAGCTTTCTACATTCGGAGCTTGGGTACGTATGGAAAAATTAGTGCTGTAACTGGCTGTAGAAATATCCCAGGCGGTAGAAAGGGAGTATTCATTTACATCGTCGCCGCCTGAGCCTGCTACATACATTTTTGTGCCTGAGTCACCAAAAACCACTCCTTTTGGAGTAGTCTCTTGGGTGGCGACAGAAAAAGATTGCGAAAATGATGCAGTAGTTAAGTCCCATGCGGTAGACAATGTGTATTGCTGCACGGCGTCGGAAGAATAACCAATGACATACATTTCCGTTCCGTCGTCCTTGAAGAACAACCCCTGGGGGTTTGATTCTTGAGTTGTTACGGAAAATCCCACGGTACTGTAACTTGCTGTGGAGACATCCCAAGCAGTAGACAAATCGTATTGAAATACGGTATCTGCTCCTCTACCAACAACGTACATTTTTGTACCGTCAGGTTTAAAAAACAAACCATAAGGCAATGTTTCCTGATTACCTACATCAAAAAATTTTGAACTATATGATGCAGTAGAAACATCCCAAGCAGTACTTAATGAGTACTGATATACGGAATCATTGGAGGAACCCAGTATGTACATTACTGTTCCATCTGGCTTAAAAAATACTGCAAAAGGAAATGAATCTTCATTGGTAACATTAAACCAATTCTGTGGCGTAGCAGTAAACTCAGCAAATCCTATGTCCCAAGCATTAGATGATGGGGGACCAGTATCAGTAGCAGCTCTAAGAAAATGATTTCTCATGCAACATCTCCCACATGTGCACCATAAAGTGTTGAGCCGACTTTCCACAACTCAATTACACTGTAACCACTAGTTGCAAGCGTTGGAGCAGAACCACCAACCCAAGTCATTGTCGGCCAAGTAAGCGTGTAAGCAGTACCATCAGCAACCATTACTAGCATTGACTCACCGGCTGCAAAGTTGGTAGCGGTTGCAGTTCGGTTAGCACCAAGAGTCCAAGTTTGAATTGGACCATCAGCAGGATCTAGATCAACACTAGCACCATCGGTAATAGCAAAGACAGTTTCTGTAAGATCACCTAAAGTTTTGTTGGTAAGAGTTTGAGTATCAGTTGTACCAACAATCGCTCCAGTGGGAGCAGTAGCCACAGCAGCAGTACCAAGACCAAGAGTAGTCCGAGCAGTAGCAGCGTCTGCGTCATCAACCAAAGTTGCACCAAAGGCGCTTACACCAGAAGCAGCGAAGAAATCGCTAGATGCAGAAGTAGCGGCAGTGCCAAGACCAAGAGTAGTTCTAGCGGTAGCAGCATCAGCATCATCAACCAAAGTTGCGCCAAAAGCGCTTACATCAGAAGCAGCAAAGAAATCAGTAGACGCAGAAGTAGCGGCAGTACCCAAACCAAGAGTAGTACGTTGAGCAGCAGCATCAGCATCATCAAGCAGTGCACGACCAGCAGCTGTACAGTCAATTTCTTCTACATCACCAGCACCAACAGTGCTGCGACCAAGGATTTTATTAGTAGCACTAACGTCTTGAAGCTTGGCATAGGTTACTACACCTGCGTCAATAGTCCAGGTAGAACCACTACCAGATACAGTAATGTCACCGTAGTCAGCATCCGATACACCGCTACCAGCACTACCATTTGAAGCAGCAGTCAAACGACCTTGAGCATCAACAGTAATGTTGGCATTAACGTAAGAACCTGCGGTAACAGTAGTGTTAGCCAGTTCATCAGCGCCTACTACATCGTTATCAATGGACCAAGTAGCACCTGATGCAGATACAACAATATCGCCTTTGTCACCATCAGTCAGCGAACCAGCCGCTATCGTATCTTTATCAAGTTTACCCGTAAATGGGTTAAATTTATACGACATAATTTACCTCAAACTTTAGTGACAGAGGACAGTTTGTTACTAGCATCATAAGCAAGAGTCAACACAGCAACAGTAGTACCGCTTGCTCCTCCTTCTTTGTATGTAATTGTTTCTACTTCACCCGCACCGTTACCAGAAGCAACGTAGGTGAGGGCGACGTAATCATGAGACGGGATATAAAGACCCGCAATGTCTTGTACAAGCATTGTTTTTAAATAAAAAAAGGGGTTTTAAACGGTGGTTACTGGGCGATTTCTGTGACGGTGATACTGGCTTCACACGTTCCTCCAAGTGCAGCAGTAGTACCATCAGCAGTATTGATCCAAATAGTACCGCTATACCCACCATACCTTACAGTAAAAGTGGTAGGAGAAGTTGAACCAGCATCCATGTAATGAGAAAACGTGATATTCTGTCGGAAATTAACGGCACTTACTAAACAGCCGCCTGTGCTAATAGCATTGCTGCCACTATCTTGGAACAAACCTGCTACTGGATAAGAACCACCACTTGCAGAAACATAAGGCAACTGTACTTGAATAAGCAGTTTACTTGTAGCAAGTTTAGGAGTAATGTTTACAGACATCAACTCTTTAGTTTGACCTTCAGTCAAACCTGTTGTTTGAGTAGCGGATACACTATAAGTAGCGGTATCTGCTGAATCTGCTGCAGTAAACTCCGTTCTTTGTACCTGCAACACTACCCCAGGATTTGTCGTCTTAGCACGGGTTACAGCACCATCTTCAATTTTAGCTGTGATAACTGCATCGTTGTCAATTTTAGCTGTGGTAACTGCATCGTCGTCAATTTTAGCTGTGGTAACTGCCTCATCGTTAATCTTAGCTGTGGTAACTGCCTCATTGTCAATTTTAGCTGTGGTAACTGCAATGTCTGCAATTTTAGCTGTGGTAACTGCAAGATTTTTAATAGAATCAGTGACAACAGGTCTAAAGATGTCGTTAAACTCGTCGCTACTAGAATAAAGAGCGTCCGTACCAACCGAATTAGTTTCAAGTTTAGCCTTTGTTACCGCATCATCAGCAAGTTTAAGTGTGGAAACTGCCCCATCAGCAAGTTGCAAGCTAGTAATAGACCCAGGTGCAATGTCACCAGCAGTTAGGTTCCTAGCAATAGCATCCGTTTCTTGAGCAACATACAAAGTTTGAAGGAAGTTATCATTCAAATCTTGTGCTCGAATAGACGAACCTGCAAAGAACGTAGTAGGTGGAGCAGCTTGATCAGTTACCCTGTAAATTCTAACAGCGGCACCGTTAGGCGGTGCCGTGTTGAATTGAATAGTTGTAGCGTTAGCAAGAGAATATGCAGATGTGTCGGATCCATCAAGGCTTACCCTGATGTCCGTTTCTTCAAGATATGGAAAGGTAAAGGAGAAAGTTTTAAGTAAACCATCCCCAGTGTATGTATTTTCAGTAGTTGCCATTACGCTATATTAGTGTGTGGGAATGGGTGGATTAACGGTTTTTCATTTCACGGATAGTACGCAGCTCTTGAGCAGACTTATCAGTCCACTCAGCAATGTTTTGAGCTTCACGAACATCACCGCTTTGCATTGCAGCATCAACAGCACTTTGACCTTCAACACCCCGCCAAATGTCAGGGTATTCAGAAATGAGACGGAGTTCAGCATTACGCTTAGCTTCACTTACAATCTTGTCAAGATACTGATAAACAGGTAGTTCAGATTCTTTAAGTTTAACTTCTTCGTAACTAGCGCCAGAACGGCGGAACTTACGAAGTTCTTCTAGTTGTGCGTTAAAAGCTTCGTTATCTTTGATAGCGTCAACTTTCTTCCACAACTG